CGGGCGGAGGATATGCCCAAACGAATCTCTTGGCCCGAAATCAAAGCAGAGGACAAGCGAATCTATCCGCTCCTGACCGATTTTGAGAAACCTATCGGCCAGCGTGAACTTACGGAGTGGTGGCAGACACAACCCTTTGAACTGGGCATTCATTCCAAACTTGGCAACTGCGAACTTTGCTGGAAGAAATCGGATAGGAACCTCGTTGAAACAATCCAACACGGAACCCGATTCGTGGACTGGTGGGCCAAGTATGAACAGAAATACGGACACACAAGTTTTAGGGGCAACAAGTCAATCAACGACTATGTGAAGATGGCCCAGCAAGGAACCCCGATGGAATTTGATTTTGACCAAGAAGACTTTAATTGTATGTGCTAATGACCCCCGAATACACCCTCCAAGCAGCCTGCGTCAAGTTGTTCAAACTCCTAAGGCCCCACGAAGAAGGACGGTTGTTCCTGAACCTCAACAACCCCCGAAGCCGAACAAACGGTCATTTTCTCAAGGGCATTGGCCTGACCGCTGGGGTGGCCGACATGACCTATCTATCGGACAAAGGGGCCATCTTCCTTGAGTTCAAAGCCAATAAAGGTAAGCAGTCCCTCTCGCAGAAGTGGTGGCAGGGAGTGGTCCAAGAGGCAGGGTATCGATACGAGGTAATCAGGAGCATTGAGGATTTTCAGCGAGTGGTCGCAAGTGTGGAATAGTTGTGTATATTTGTCCCATGCGATACCTGCTACTGCTTCTGCTGACCGCTTGCACCAACGACCGCCCTTGGAAGGTGATTGAGGTCCGGGCCAAGGGGGATGCTTGCGAGTATGTGCTATCCCGCTCCAACGGATTTGGACCGCAAGTCAAGACCCTGACCGATACCTGTGGGAGGTATCAGTTGTTTCAAACTATACCCAATCGGATATAATTTATAGAAAAACCTAAAATTTATACGCATTCGGGTATAATCGTCAGCCTCTGGTCTTACCAAACCTCGACCAGCGTCAGCCTATAAACTTACCAATCAAACCCCAAACCCATGAAAACCATTAGCGATAGTGCTGAACTTAAATTGAAACAAATTGTTGTCATTGGCAAATTTAACGATGGCAAATGCCGTCAAGTATTGATTAGCCAAGAAGCGCAAGACGTTGTTTTGTCGGCAATAATTGCCTGTGAACAACAAATTAGAGTGCTTGAAACAATAATTGAAGGCATTGATATTGAGCAGCCGTCATCTTCGTTGACACCACCCAAATGCTAAACCCCAAACCCATGAAAACCACGCCCACCGATTTCCGACGCTGGCAACTGCATATCCGCAAGGAGTGCGTCAACTGCAACCGCCCCGACAAAAGCGAAACCATCAAGGCTTGGTCTGTCAACTGGACCCTGCTCGGTCGAATCCTCCAAGCCAAAAACGCCTGACCATGGAGTGGATTAAATGCTTGGATCGTATGCCGACACCTTACGAGCCAGTCCTGATATTCACGACCGACATGAATCAAGCGTATGCATGGCTGGGCGATGGACGATGGTACTACGAACACCAAACTTGGTTCCTAATCGAAGTCAGCCATTGGATGCCACTACCCCCTAACCCGTTTTAACATGGACCTAATCTCACGAACCATCCTCGGATATACCGCAGAGGTCGTCGGAGTCAGCCCGGACGACATCTTGAGCGAAGTCAAGACCCAAGAACTGGTCCTTGCTCGAAGCATCTTCGCAGACATCGCCTACTCCGAATACCTGTACACCTACTGCCAAATCGGGCGTATCATCAAGAGGAACCACGCAACGGTCATGCACAACCTCGAAATCCTTGCCAAAAACATGAGGGCAAGGCCCGACATCAAGTTTCTGCGTACACAGGTTTTAAACAGGACACGAGATTTTTTGCAACATTAGCAACAACCCCCTCCATCTTTGCGTTAGTGAACGCAGAGGCTACCATCCTTGACCTGTACCGAAGCGGTGAAATCCGCAAGGCTTGCCTCACCATTACGGGGGGCAATCCGCTTTGGAAGGACCTCGAGCAAGAGGTCGTCCTCATTCTGCTCGAAAAAGACCCCGAGAAGATCACCAAGATGCAGGTCCAAGGCTACCTGCGCTTCTACATCGTTCGTTTGATCATGAACCTGTACCGGGGCAACAACAACCAGTTCGCCAAGAAGTACCGTCATCACGACGAGCGTGTCGAAGTGGACCCCGAAACCCAAGAACTAAGCAAGGACTACGATTCCCTGCTCGATGACCTTTGGGCCATCGCCCAGCAAGAGATGGACTCTTGGGCCAAAGACGGAGCGTTCCCCTACGACAAGGAACTGCTGAACCTGCTCATGCAAACGGGGAACATGAAGGCCATGTCCAGAGAAACGGGCATCCCGTACCGGAGCATCATTTACTCAATCGAACAGGCCAAGGCCAAAATCAAAACCGCAATCGAAGCCAATGGATATACTGGTTTTTCCAATCCTGATTAGTGCTTTAGCGACCCTTGCGGTCGTGGAGTTCCGGGTCCTGCCTTCGTGGTTCTACGCTTTGCCCTTCGCCAAGCGGAAACCGTTTTCGTGTATGACCTGCTTTGGTTTTTGGCTTGGGGTGTTGCTGACCCTGCCAACGTGCCAATGGTACTTGGCTCCTATCCTCGGCCTTGCCACATCTGCCACCGCAATCCTACTCAGAGAATGGACCTTCAAATGACCAACGACCAATTCATCGTGGCCCAAAAGCATCGCAAGTACTGGGACCAGTACATCGCTTCCCTGACGATGCGACTACCACCCGATGCCGTTGGAGAACTGCAAGCCATCTTGACCGCTCACGGGCGACCCCCCACAAACTGGTGGTGTGCGGACTGCGTAAAATCGGCCCTCCAATACATTTACCTGCAAGCGGACTTGTTCCTCGAAGCCAACCAAAACACCATAAACCACCCCCTGAATGCCCCTGCCAATCCCGAACAATAACGAGTCAAGAGAAGGCTTCATCGGTCGTTGTATGAGCAATAACCAAACCAATGCGGAGTTTCCCGATACGGCTCAACGGCTTGCGGTTTGTGGCTCAACGTGGGAGAATCACAAGAGGCAGCAATTCGAGTCATACTCCGACTACGGCCAAGAGATTCGGGCCAATGCCAAGCGAGGGATAGAACTCAACGAAAGGAACGGGAACAAGTGTGCCACCCAAACGGGCAAAGTTCGTGCAGCCACTTTGTCCAAGGGCGAACCCATCTCGGTGGAAACCATCAAGCGGATGCACTCCTACCTGTCCCGTGCTGAAACCTACTACGACAATGCAGACGACACATCGGACTGCGGTTACATCTCCTACCTCCTGTGGGGTGGCAAGTCGGCTCTCTCATGGTCAAGAAATAAACTCCGAGAACTTGGGGAACTTGAAGGCGAAGGATGACGAGGCCCAAGTGCAGGCTCGGATGGACTCGCTTATGATGGTGATAACCACCCTCTGCGACTGCATCGGAGCGGTGGACGATTCGAACTCACCGAATGCGTTTGCGGTCAAGATGAAGATAGTGGACAAGATTGACGAACTCATAGACAAAATCGAATACTAATGGGAACCAGCAAGGGCAACGGCAAGTACATTGAAACTCCCGAAAAGATGTGGGAGTACTTTGAAGCATACCGGGCAGGGGTCAAGAGCAACCCAAGGCTCAAGACGGTATTTCCCGGCAAGGATGCTATTCCCCAATACGAACCCTTGGAGCGTCCGCTGACCTTGGAAGGCTTTGAGAATTGGTGTGCGGATGCAGATATAATTGAGGACCTTGGGGCCTATTTTACAAACAGGGACAAACGATATGGCGACTATGTAGCCATCTGCTCGCGTATAAGGCGAACCATCCGTCAAGACCAAATTGAGGGGGGCATGGTTGGTCAGTACAACCCATCCATCACTCAACGCCTCAACAACCTTGTGGAACGCCAAGAGAACACGGTCCACATCGAGCAACCCCTATTCCCCGACAATGGCTGATTCTATCGTTGAGGGGGTCATTGACCAATTCAGGACAAGAGCCGAGCAGGGCAAAGCCAAGTACGGGACGACCATGGACCGCAACGACCTGACCCCGATGGAGTGGATTCAGCACTTACAGGAGGAACTGATGGATGCGGTGGTTTACCTGCAAAAGATAAAGACCCTTGAAAGAGCAGGAGAAGTTCATCCGAACCACGGCCGTAAATAAGGTCCGTGAGTTAAAGCGGTTCGTCAAAGGGGTACAAGGCGGTTCCAGTGCATCCAAGACGTATTCCATCCTTGCCGTTGAGATTGACTATTGCACCAAGAATCCGTACACGGAAACGAGCGTTGTAGCCGAATCCATCCCACACCTCAAGCGTGGGGCCATGAGGGATTTCATGAAGATTATGACCGTTACAGGACGGTTCAATGCTGCCCGATGGAACGCCACCGACTTTCGGTACAAGTTCGCCAACGGGTCATACATCGAGTTCTTTTCGGCTGACGATGACTCCAAGTTAAGGGGTGCAAGGAGGGACAGGCTCTACATGAACGAGGCCAACAACCTATCCTTCCACGCTTACACGGAATTGGCAGCACGGACCAAGCAGTCGGTTATCCTTGACTGGAACCCGGTCAACGAGTTTTGGTTCCATTCCGAACTGATGCAAGACGAGGACGTGGACTTCCTCATTCTAACCTACAAGGACAACGAAGCCTGCCCCAAAAGTGCAAGGGACTTCATCGAGAAAGCGAGGGTCAAGGCTGAAACTTCGGAGTATTGGGCTAATT